GTGAATACCTACACTCAATTACAAATCGTATATAACCCAGAATTTTTAACTGAAGCAAATGCAAATGACGATTTCATTAACCCACCATTCCAAATTTTTGGTGGTGACTGGGACGCATGTACCAAGGTCGAACAGATGTATACAAAACACAGCCTTGTAAAACCGGTACCTTCGTTTAAACTAGATATAAAGGCAGCAAGTTTTCTCAAATATACAATGAATAGTTGGTTAGCAACTAAAGTTGTATTCTTTAATGAACTGAGGGAATTGTATAATACTTATTCTATGAGCACACCTTGGGAAGAGTTCATTGGAGTATTGGCTCACGAACCAAGAATTGGACCTTCACATATGAATGTTCCAGGACCTGATGGTCAATTTGGTTTCGGTGGTAATTGCTTCCCAAAAGATACAAAAGCCTTTGTAGAGGAATCAAGGAATGATTCTCTATTGGCATTGCTAGAAAAAGCAATACAACTTAATGATACATATCGTGTTGACAAATAACCAAAGATGTGTTATAATATAGGAACTAAATAATGCAAAACTTAAAAGACAGAATACTATCAGCTTCGGAATTACACTTTCAAGCTCATATTGAAACACACAAAATTAATGTGGAGGTTCTATTGGAATCCCATGTTGGTGTAGCAGAACATCCAGATATCATGGAAACAATCGAAAAAGAATTGGCACTCATAGCAGAGTATGAAGACAAATTGGAAATGATTAATAAACATTTTAAAACTCCTGCTGCGCCGAGACTTCCATAGGAACTAAATAATGCAAATTGAAGTAGCGACAGAAGAGCTAAGAAAATATAAAATATTCATTGGAACACCTATGTATGGTGGCCAGTGTGGTGGTTTATATACAAAATCAACAAACGATTTGAGTATGCTTTGTGCACAACATCAAATCCCACTTAAATATTATTTTTTATTTAACGAGAGTCTAGTACAAAGAGCTAGGAACTATATTGTAGACGAATTTATGAGAAGTGATTGTACTCACTTAATGTTTATTGACTCTGATATAGGTTTTAATCCTAAAGATGTACTAGCATTACTTGCGTTAAATATCCAAAACCCAGATGAATATGACATTGTAACTGGTCCTTATCCTAAGAAAACAATTGCTTGGGAAAAAGTTGCTAAGGCAGCTGAACAAGGACATGGTAAGGATAATCCATTTAAACTAGAACAATTCACATCTGACTTTGTATTTAATCCTGTTAAAGGCACTAAATCATTTAAACTTGGGGAACCAGTTGAAGTGTCCGAGGCCGGAACAGGCTTTATGCTTATCGCAAAAAGTGCTCTGGAAAAATATCGCGACGCGTATCCAGAACTTAAATACAAACCCGATCACATCCGTACTGACAACTTTGACGGTGCGAGGGACATTACCGCATATTTCGATTGTGTTATTGACCCTGAATCCAAACGCTATCTTTCAGAGGATTATTTCTTCTGTCAAATGGCTCGTAAAGCAGATTTAAAAGTTTGGATGTGTCCCTGGATGCAAATCAATCATGTTGGTTCTTATATTTTTAGAGGTAACATGGGTTCGATTGGTCAATTAGGAGTATCGGCAACTGCAGACAAAAACTCTAGCAGAAAAACGTACAAACCTATTGACAAATCATCTAAATAGGTATATAATACCACATGAAAATGAAAATAAACTTGGAGACTATATATTATGAAATTTTCTAATGAAACGCTGAACGTTTTAAAATCGTTTACAGCAATCAATAAGAGTATTCTATTGAGTGCAGGTAATACAATTAAAACTATTACGCCAGAAAAGACACTAATTGCAATCGCAGAAGTTCCAGATACAATGCCATCACAGGCTTGTGTTTATGACCTTTCGAGATTCTTGTCAATTTTGTCTTTGTATAACGAACCCGATGTTGAATTTGGAGATAAATACTTTGTAATCTCTGAAGGAAAGCGTCGAACAAAATATGTCTACGCTGACATTTCAATGATACATACACCACCAGAAAAGGATATCACACTTCCTTCAACTGACGTGACTGTTAATGTATCTGAGGGAGATTTATCTTCCGTACTTAAAGCGGCAGGTGTATTACAATTCTCTGAGGTGGCTTTTGTAGGCGAAGGCGGCAAATGTTATCTCAAAGCTATCGACAGTTCCAATGAAAACGCAGATGACTTTGGCGTGGAAATTGGCGAGACTGCCGATAAATTTAATGTTATCATTAAAACCGATAACCTTAAATTACTACCTTTAGACTATCAGGTATCAATATGCTCAAAAGGCATATCCGAGTTTAAAGGAAAAGGTGTCACATACTATGTGGCGATAGATTCAAAGTCGACTTATAATAAAGGTGAATAATATGAACGAACCAGTGAATGGTAACTTCGGCCAACCAAATGGCCAACAAGAACAACCGGTGAGTATTACTCTCGGTGACCTCAGTACTCTATTACAGATTATTGATGTTTGTTCACAAAGAGGCGGGTTCCAAGGACAAGAACTTGCTGGTGTTGGTATGTTACGAAATAAAGTAGAAACATATCTAAGACAAAATGCTCCTCAACAACAACAGGATTCTTCTGTTGCTGAACAAGGCGTTGACGTCCAAATGCCAGCCGAAGGTGAATTGGCTGACAAGGTGATTTCTTAAATTACCGAACTTATCTCGAGAATAGGGGACCAAGGTTATGCCTAGTCCCCGCCCTCAATTTTTTATATTATGTTTTATGGTGATTAATTATGATAAATGCGAAAGCAAATGAAGTGTTATGGGTAGAAAAATACCGCCCACAACAAATCGCAGACACAATTCTGCCAGAACAAATGAAGGAAACATTCCGAAAATTTGTTGCTGATGGAAATATCCCAAATCTTTTATTGACTGGTGGACCAGGCGTAGGTAAAACAACTATTGCAAAGGCAATGCTCGATGAGCTTGGTTGTGATTACATCGTTAAAAATGGTTCCTTGAATGTCAATATCGATACCCTCCGATACGATATCTCTACGTTCGCCTCAGCTGTCTCGCTGACAGGCACGGGTCGTAAATATGTTATCTTTGATGAAGCAGACTATTTGAATGCAACTAGTGTTCAACCAGCCCTGCGTAATTTCATTGAGGAATATTCTTCCAATTGTGGATTTATATTTACTTGTAATTTCAAAAATCGTATCATCAGTCCCCTAAGATCTAGACTCTCAGAAGTTGATTTTAGTATTGAACAAACCGAAAGGCCAAAACTGGCAATGGATTTCTTTAAACGTACTCAGGAAATACTTTCCAACGAAAGTGTTGATTACGACAAACAGGTCCTAGCAAAAGTTATTGAAAAACACTTTCCAGATTTTCGTCGTGTATTAACAGAACTGCAATCGTATGCAGCATCAGGTAAAATTGATGAAGGTATCTTTGTTAATATTAAACAAGAATCTATTGACGCACTATTTAAATTCCTAAAGGATAAAAACTTTACTGAAATGCGTAAATGGGTTGCAAACAATTCAGACCAGGATATGAACGAAATGTTCAGACGCATATATGACGCGGCATCCAAAAAGGTTGAATTTAGAACTCAAGCAGGTTTTATTGTGACTCTTGCTGATTATATGTACAAGGCAAACTTTGTCGCAGACCAAGAAATTAATATGGTTGCATTCCTCACAGAGGTAATGATTGAATCCGAGTTTGTATAATGTTAAAAACCAGATGTTTTAATTGTAATACTACGACAACAAAAAAGAAGGCGTGGACAGTGGAAATGAATACTGCTGAAGGTAAACATAAAGTTACATTATGTGAAACCTGTGGTAAGGAATTCGATTCACTATCCAAAGAATTAATAGAGGTGCTTGATGAAAGATCTTAGTCCGTTCGATTTTATGAATGCTGCTTCACACAGTAAAAAAGACATTATTGGTGAAAGTGATAATCCAGAACTTACAGAAAAACAATATAATGCTTTTATTGTAAATCGTGGCTTCACTTATTTTGAAGATACAATTCTTCATGCCAATGAAATGAATCAGAGACATGAACTCTTTCCAGGTGCTCAGTTTGAATATTATCGCAGTGTTTTAAGGAAACGCAAAAGATTTTCCAAATGGCATAAAGCCGAAAAGAATAATGATCTAGATGCAATACAAGAAGTTTACGAGTGTAATCGCACTGTAGCAAAAATGTATTTAAAAGTCCTTACTAAGGAACAATTGAAATCTGTACATGAACGACTCGTTATTGGTGGTTAAGGTTTAAAATCCTATAAATAGTTTTATTGGTTATTAGCCATAAAGATTATTAAAATAAAAAAGGTGAATATGTATCATGGACAACGAAGACATTTTTAGAGGTGTCGGCGTAGAGGTAGTTCTACCCACGCCAGACAGTTTCCTCAAAGTTAAAGAAACTCTTACCCGTATTGGAATCTCTTCTCGTAAAGAGAAGAAGTTATTTCAGTCTTGTCATATCCTTCATAAGAAGGGACGATATTCCATTCTTCATTTTAAAGAGCTGTTTATATTAGACGGCAAAGCAAATACATTTACTGACGAAGATTTGGCTAGAAGAAATACAATCGTGAACCTTTTAGAAGAATGGGAACTGGTTAAGATTACAGACAATTCTAAGACGACTGACCCGGTCGCATCACTCAATCAAATAAAAATTATTGCTTTTAAAGAAAAAGATGAATGGGAACTTGCAGTTAAATATAATATCGGCAAGAAATAGTTGACAATCGCACGAAAGTGTGTTATAATATAGGTATAGATTATGGAAATTTTTAAAACAAAAGACTATGCAGAGATGCCAGCTTTTCAAACGAAAGGTTCGGCGTGTTTTGACATAAAAGCAGCATTCGCAGTAGGTGATAGAATTAAAACCTGGAATGCGCTGAATAAAGAAATAATGGTTCCAGCCAAAAACTTTAGAGGTAAAGTTGGAATCCAAATCCCACCCCTAAGTAGAGCATTAATTCCGACAGGACTTATATTTGATGTGCCAGACAATCATGTGCTGGAAATGTTTGTACGCTCAAGTGTAGCGACAAAGAAAGGTTTAAACCTTTGTAATGGGGTCGGTGTAATTGATAGTGATTACGTAGAAGAGTCGTTTATCGCTCTATATAATATATCAGACAGTCTGGTAGTTATCGAGAGTGGCGAGAGATTAGCCCAATGTAGGCTATCAAAGGTTTTAAAGACCGAATTAACTGAGGTTGATACTAGACCTTCTCAGAAAACTGAGAGGAATGGTGGATTTGGCAGTACAGGAAAGAGTTAAAGTACTTGTCTCCAAACATTTTGGATTCGAGATTGCTTCATCATTTCGTGTAACACTAAATATTGCTTTTTAATAAAATACATGTATTTTCCTTTTATATAATTTGTATATATGTATTTATAACAGTAATGTTACAGACATGTAACAAAAGTGAAACAAAATTATGATTAAGAATGATACGTTGCTTATTAAAATCAACAAAGAACAAAAGAAAGAATTCATTCAGCTCTGCAAGGATGATGACACATCCGCATCTAGAGAGGTAAGACATTTTATTAAAAAGTTTATCTCAGATGCAAAGAGTCTGAATAAATAGTTTTGTACATGCCATTAGGGTGTACAAATTAGGTGATGGGTATTACCATCGAATTAATTAATCTTGCTTAATAGGAGATAAAAATGACTGGATTAAATATAAACCAACTTACGCCGTTCGCGGTAGGCTTTGATAGGATGTTCGACAGACTTGTTGAATTCCCACAGGTTCACGCAGCAACAGGCTTTCCCCCATATAATATTCGTAGAAACAAGGCTGGAGACAAGTTCGCCGTAGAACTAGCATTAGCCGGTTTGGATATTAATGATGTGGATATTGAAGTTAAAGAAGATGTTCTCACAATTAAGTCCACTTGGGACGAAAGGACTGAGGACGACACCATTGTACTTCACAAGGGAATTTCACAAAAGAAATTTACACGCAGCTTTACATTGGCTGACGACCTTGTAGTAGAAGGTGCTAACTTTAAAAATGGTCTTTTAATTATAGCTCTTGAAAGGATTATTCCTGAAGAGAAAAGACCAAAGAAAATTAAAATTGATAATAAGAAGGAATTCTTAGTAGATTAATTTTTTTATGTTAATCCGGGTGGGCTTATGCTCACCCGATTTTTGAAGGATATATTATGAAAAATGTACCACAAGTAACTTTTAAAACAAGAGTTAAAAACCCACAAACAGACGAATTCGATTGGCAGTATCCTACTACCGATGATTATTTTGCTGGTAAAAAAGTTATTGCTTTTTCACTACCAGGCGCGTTCACCCCAACATGTTCAAATTTCCAGGTTCCTGGTTTTCAAGCAATGTACGGAGACTTTAAAGCCTTAGGTATTGATGAAGTATATTGTATTTCATGTAATGACGCGTTTGTTATGAATGCTTGGGCTAAAGACCAAAGAGCTGCTGATATTAAATTTATACCAGATGGCTCTTGTGAATTTACTGCAGGTATGGAAATGGTAGTCGCAAAGGATAACCTAGGTTTCGGTGTGAGATCTTGGAGATATGCTATGATTGTAAATGA